ACCTGCCTTCAATGTATAGTTGCTGTCGCTCATAGCCAATCATCATCCTTTTCTACTGGTTTGTTCGTGTTGAGTTGCTCTTCTTTTTTTTGATAAAGACTTTGCAATTCATTACTTGTTACAATTATGTCTTTATTTTTTGTAAAGACTGCCTGTAATTGTCCTAAGTGCTTTGCTTGTTTAATTGATATCTCCACAGAAGAACTATCTTGTATTTTATTCGGAGAAAACGATTCTTTTAAAGAGTCATTCTTCTGTGAAGTATCATCACGCACATTATTTAAGCCATCAACAGCTTTTCCGTTATGACTTGCGATTTGCATTTCTTCTGCGGATGCAAACTCTCCGCCTTCTAATCCTAATCTTGCAAGTGCTATTCCTAAACTACTTGTCATAGCATTTTCCGTAGCACTTGTTTTATTAACTAGGCTAGAATTCCTAAACTCCTCTGCAATACCAATGGATACCATATTTTTTTTAATCCATATTTCCGTAGTAGCAGTAACAGAGGGTGGAAAATATTTTTCTTCCGTTACAATTTTTTCTTTTCCATCTATTATTTTTTTAACTTGTTGTTTGTAAACAATTTGATCTTTGTATTCGACTTTAGAAATATAACTTGCATCAGTACCAAACCATTTACGAAATATTCTATTACGATCTTTAACAGGTGCATACATTTTCCCACCCATTACTTTGACTTTCAAACTGTTATCTAATCCAGATAATTCAGTTGTTGCTTCACGCAATCGTTTATTATCTTCTGTTTCAACTGCCATAAAATAAATCCTTTGCTCTTTTCAAATGTTCATCACCAATATCCCAAGCAAAATGTGACCAATCTACGTCAACGTATAAGTGTGGATCTTTTTGTGATGCTATGCGTGATTTTATTAATAAGCTTCTCACCATTTCATCAAATGCATTTTTATAATTGTAATCTCTAATATCAATTATCTCTGCATCTTTTTCTGTTGCATACACAATGTAAGTCGGCAGTTTGGTACACAAATAATAAAAGGAAGCTTGCTTTAAATGGTTGCTGTCTGGAGTAGTAGGAGGTTTCATTGCACTATAACCTCTTGTGCCATCTTTTTTTAATGCTCCTCTACGTCTCCACTTAGTTTTTAATTCAATTACAATCTCATCGTTTTGTAAATCTGTTCTGCCAATGATAGGTACTGCAACGCCTTCTGGTTGCAAATTAACATAATGCTCAAAAACGTTTTTTCCGTCTTGCTTAATACCTAATTTTTCATATGCTCTAATTGTATTCTCAAGTGTTGGCATATAAGACTCTTTGTCTTGCTTTAATTGATCGGCATCTTTTTCATCGTAAGGCACATATAATTTTAATGATTTTGTTATTTCTCCTTTAGTAAAGTAATTATCAACTGCATCACCAACAGAGACACCAGAATTCATTTTAGAATTACCTTTAAATTGCCTTCTTTGTTTTTGATTTGAATACCAATATTTAAAAACCCATTGGTCGATAGGCATTGTTCCCTGCGATGGGGAAAAGTGATCTAATCCTTTTTCTAAAAAATGTGTAGGTATTTCTTTAGATACGTCATTTATGGACATATCGTGTAGATAATATGACTAAAGCTATTATAAAAGCATTAAATCTACTGTAAATGTAGAATAATAAAATAAGTTATGAATAAATTGTTAGTAATATTTAAGATTATGAAAGAGAAAGAGGTAAATCGTTTAGATTATAAGAACTAATAAATCTTGCAACTTGAGATATTTCATGTGTTTTAGGATATGAATCATAAAAATTTCTACAAATAAAATGTTTCTCTGATTTTCTAATTACAAAACCTGCATTGCATTCATCTTGATTTTTTGGTTTATATAATCCAACTAATTGATCTTTAATTCTAGTTGGATTATGCCAAGCAGAATAAAAATTTAAAAAATTATAGTAAACACCTTTAGGATCGTTTTTATCTATGATGATAACTGTTTTTTTATCGTTCCACCACCAAGCGGCAGTAAAAAAACCGCTTAAAACAGGTCTTTCTTCATCATCTTTATAAAAATTGATTTTATTATCATACACATAACCATTTATTTGTCTTATAACTTCAACAGATATAAAATCTTCAACTCTGCATTCTAAATATTCTGCATACTTATACAAAACATCTAAACCTATATTTTTTTGTTTTAAATGCCTGCTTACAGATCGGTAGTCTATACCTAAATATTTTGCCGCATCTTTTTGCGACTTACCATTAATTTTTTCTCTTTTAAAAATTTCTGCTAATTTGTGCATAGGTTTATATTTACTAACAAGTCTCATATTAAAATTATGTTTTTTACACAATAGACATATCTTGTGCATATTATCTACATAAAAGTTACATACTATTAAAAATACTCACTTATGGTAGAAAATATCTGTGGATTATTCTCAATTAATCAAAAAACACAGTAATAATTGCTATTTTGTACTTTGGAAAGATCCGCAAGAGGGTGATGGTCTTTGGAAGTCTAAGTTTGATAGTAAAGCATCAATAAACATAAATGTTGGTTGGATGGAGCGTAATCCTAACGATCCGACAGAATGGGTGCTGTATTGTAGCAAAGACTCCGATCAAGATATTCACGAATTTGGAAGTGAAATTTATATTCCAGAAGGGTGCATAATCTACCGAAACCTTATCATACCAAGTGAGAGAGGAGAACACTTTGAAACCAACACAATTATCAAAACCGAAAAAGATAACCGCACAGGAGTTAGCGAAGAAAATTATACAAAACAGGGGAGACCACTACGTCAAAATTTGCCACGAGACTAAACATTTTTGGGGTGGTTATTTAAATGATTGTTATGAGTCTGCGGAGATAGAATGCTTGAAAAGTGGAAACTTCTTAAAAAAATCACATTAAACGATCTTTTTAGTAAAGCTGATATAAGAGTCGCTTTAATACTTTTAGATCACTACAACGATAAAATACAAAAGATTTATCCGTCAAATAGACGTTTAGTTACGCTAACTGGCTTATCATTACGCCAAGTACAACTCTCTACCGCTAAATTAGATAGTCACAACTTAATCACAAAGTTTTCCAAGAATGGTAAAAATCATTACAAAATAACTCCAGAAGGTTATCAAAACTATGAACAACCTTACACCTCAACTACGAACAAACCTTCACCTCCTACTAAACCTATCTCTTTAACTATTAATATAAAGGATACTATTTCTAAAATAGCAAAAAGAAGTAATCCTAATTATAGAGCAGTTATTAGTAATGGACTGACTTACCATGAGAATATGGAAAATAAGTTAGTGAAACAAATGCGGTCACGATTATCTATTGATCGTTATAATTCTTGGTTACTTGTTTATGACAATGCAGAAACTAAACAAAAAGCTATCTCCTATGCAAAGGAATTATGCGGATAATTACACCAGAAGATTTAGATACATTGTTTTATGATGCATTTCTTACAGATCAAAGACTTCCTGCACCATATCGTAAACAGAAATTAACTATGCAATTGGATATGAATAGAATTGATTGGATGAATTATGTTGATGATAATCCCAATTCTTTACCGCCAACTGCTCGTAGCATTTCACGATGGGAATTAGCGTTAGAGTTAGTACAGTTAATTAAAAGAGAAGAAGATAGGCAATTGATCTGGCTTCGTGGTAAACGTCTCTCATGGTCTAAAATGGGAAGATTAATTGGCATTGATAGACGTAAGGTTAAATTAAAACATAATGAATTAATGATGACAATATTAATATTAATTAAGTTGATGAAAGATTTACATCGCAAAGATAAAATCTACAGATTGATTGCTCCAAAGTATGAATAACAATTTATTTTTTTTTGTTTGACAACTTTGACAATTTTATTGTAATTCTTCCATAGACTCGAAGAAGTTTATCTTTCCAACATATAGTATCTCCTAGAAGCTTCTCAACAGCAACATATAGTATGAATGAAATTACCAAAGTTAAAGGCAGACCGCCTAAGTTTAACGCATCTCGTAATGCGGTTAAAAGAATATTAGAAGCTCTTGCTAAAGGTCAAAGTATTAGAAGAGCGATTAAAGAAGAGGACATTAGTTGGAATACATTTCGTAAGTGGATGTTTGAAAAGCCAGAACTACGAGAACAATATGAACAAGCTAAGTCTGATGGTATCTTATATACGTTAGACCAAGTAGAAGAAGAGATACGAGAGTTAGTTATTAAAGCTAACGATAAGACTGCTAATTTAAATTCCATCAAAGCGATGGACATACTTGTTAAGCACAAGCAGTTTCTTGCAAGCAAGCTTAGTCCAAAAACGTTTGGCACGGACAAACAACAGATCTCTATGTCAAATGCTAAAGGTGAAAAGTTTTCAATTGAATGGAGTAAGTAATGTTTGATGATGATGAAATGATTGCAACAGTCATTAGTCCTTATGTTACGTTCTACATGG